GCACTGCTGCTGGTACCACACAAGTAAATGCTGGCAAGGTATTTAAAATTACCAGCCAAAGAGAATTGGTCGACACATACGGTGTGCCGTTCTTCGAAAAGACAGCTTCTTCAAGTCCCATACACGGTGGCGAAAGAAACGAATACGGACTATTGGCAGCTTACAGCTTTTTAGGCGTTTCAAATTCTGTATTTATAGTACGTGCAGATGTTGACCTTGATGAACTGCAAGGCCAAACTTCTGCTCCTGGAGCAGAACCAGCTGACGGACAATGGTGGTTTGATACTAGAGCAACATCATATGGTATTCAAGAATGGAATTCAGCCGCTGCATCAACCACAGGCGGCCAAAAGTTTGCACTGAAAATTCCTCTAGTACTTACTGATGATGACAGTGCAAAAATAAATTCGGGCACAAATGCTCCAAAGGATTCTGTAGGCGCTGTTGGTGACTATGCCGTAGTGGCACAGACCATAGGCGACACAGGTGACGCAGGATTTAGCCTTGCTAAAGAAGCAATTAAAATCTACTACAAACGTAACCAAGCTCTGCTAGGTGGCGATCATTGGGTAGAAGTTGGCAGCCAAGATTGGGCAGGAAGTCATCCCACAGTGTCAGGCGCCAGCACAGTGACCACAGTCACACCTAGCCAAACTTTTACTGTCAACGGCACAACTATTACAACGCCAGGTACCCCTACACTAGCAGGCTTTTTAACCTATTTTAACGGTGGAGCCGGCGGCCTGGTCACTGGCGTAAGAGCAGTGGCACTAAACAGCAGATTGTATTTGTACACAGATGGCGCTACTGAAACCGACGGCGACTCTGCACTAGCAAACGCAATCACCATTGCTGGTAGTACCGCAGCGGGCTCAGCACTGGCACAGTTAGGTCTTACTACTGGTACATTTTACGGACCCGCAATACAACAGACACCACATACCAGTGTACCAGAGTGGAAATCAACAAATGCTAAACCACGTCCAACAGGCAGTGTGTGGATCAAGACCACTGAACCTAACTTTGGAGCAAGATACATTGTCAAACAATGGAATTCAGCTACCAAGACTTGGGTAACATATTCTGCTCCTGTCTATTCAAGCACACACGCTGCCTTGTATTATCTAGATCGCAGTGGTGGTGGACAAGGTATTGCAACAGATAATTTATTTGTTCAAAGCAACAGCGATGAAAACAGCAACTATGACACGTCACCAGAAACTGCGTCATTTAGAATTTTTAAAAGAGCAACCACAGGCAACACCGTGGTGACATCCAATGCTGTGATCGCTGGCACATTTAGCGTAGGGGCAAATTCATTCACATTCAAAGCATCCAGCAAAGGTAATTTGACATTGGATGCTGCTAGCTCAGTGAGCTTTACTGCTCTAGGCACAGTAGGCGATGCAGAACTAATGGCCACAGCAATAAATGCTGTAGGTAGCACCACTGTTGAAGCTTCTGTGACCACAGACAATGAAGTGCAAATTATTCACAAAGAAGGTGGTGACATACGTTTCACAGATGGCACAGGCGCACCAATAAGTGATATATTCACTGCCTATAACATCGACACAGGCACTGGTACACAGAATCTATACACACCAGGCTCTGGAGCTGCAGAAACTTTTGTTGCAACAAATTGGATTCCTTTAGCCGCAGACGATTTTGCTGCTTCAGCCACTGCGCCTTTGGCCGAAGCCCAAGACGGACAACTGTGGTACACTCCGGTATTTGATGAAATAGATATGATGGTACACAACGGTGATATCTGGGTCGGATATAAAACAACTACCAGTCCTTACTATGCTGTAAGCGCAGTTGATAAAACTGATCCAGCAGGACCAATTGTGGCGGCCAGCGAGCCAACAGTTCAAAGTGATGGAACACCACTTAAAAATGGTGACTTGTGGATTAGCACAGCCGATCTAGAAAACTTTCCAACTATCTATCGTTATGATGGGTTGGCCTTGGAATTTGTGCTGGTCGATAAAACTGATCAGACCACAGAAGACGGTATCTTATTTGCAGATGCTCGATACGGATCAAGTGGCGCTTCAGGCAACACAGCAGCCACTATCAAAGATCTGTTGTTAAGCAACTATGTAGATTTTGACTGTCCAGATCCAAGCCTATATCCAAAAGGCATGTTACTATGGAATCTACGCAGAAGTGGCGGCAATGTCAAGAAATACAGCAATAATTACATTGACACAGCAGTAAATAACGTGCGTTACGAAGCGTTGTATAATGATGCTGGAACAGGACCTGTTACTGGTGATGGTCAAAGCACCTATGCCACAGATCGTTGGGTCACAGCTTCACCAAACAACGAAGACGGTTCAGGCAGCTTTGGTCGCAAAGCGCAGCGTAGTCTAGTTGTGCAAAAACTCAAATCTGCAATTGACACCAGTTCAGAAGCCAGAGATGAAGAGCGTAGAAACTTCAATTTGATTGCCTGCCCAGGATATCCAGAAGCCTACAGCAATTTGATCAACTTGAACCTAGATCGAGGAGTCACAGCATTTGTAGTGGCTGACACTCCATTGCGTTTGCAGTCAGATGCAACTAGCCTCACAGCTTGGGGCACCAATGCCAATGGCGCACTGGACAACAACGATACAGGTATTGTCAGCTACGACGAATTTTCAGCAGTGTACTATCCCAATGGATTTACCACTGACCTAAGTGGTGCTAACGCAGTGGTTCCGGCATCACACATGATGTTGCGAACCATGGCCCTTAGCGACCAAGTTAGTTATCCATGGTTTGCACCAGCAGGCACACGACGTGGCGGCATTACCAATGCCACAGCAGTGGGATACATTGATGCAGATACAGGAGAATTCCAGTCAGTAGCACTAAATGAAGGTCAACGTGACACACTGTATGATCTCAAAGTAAATCCAATTCCATTCTTTGTTGGAGTAGGACTAGTTGCATATGGTCAAAAGACTCGTGCAAGAAATGCATCAGCATTAGATCGTATTAACGTGGCACGCCTAGTGGTTTATCTACGTAGTCAGCTAAACAAACTTGCTCGTCCGTATATCTTTGAACCTAATGACAAGATTACTAGAGATGAAATCAAAGGGGCTGTTGAGAGTCTGTTGATTGAGTTGGTAGGCTTAAGAGCGTTATATGATTTTGCAGTGGTCTGTGATGAATCAAACAACACACCAAGTAGAATTGATCGCAATGAGTTGTATGTTGACATAGCGATTGAGCCAGTCAAAGCAATTGAATTTATCTATATTCCATTGCGTATCAAGAACACAGGAGAAATTTAAAAATGGCACTAACTTCCTTAAATAGAATTTCGGTTCCTACTTCAGGAGCCAACAGCGGCACAGCTTTGCTGATGCCAAAACTAAAATATCGCTTTCGGGTGATACTACTAGGATTTGGTGTTGAGGCCAGCACAGAACTAACAAAACAGGTTAGTGATGTAAGTAGACCAACTGTGACATTTGAAGAAATGACTATCGAAGTCTACAACTCAAAAGTCAAACTGGCCGGTAAACCAAGTTGGGGTGATGTCACGTTAAATCTACGAGACGATGCCAACGGCCAGGTGCAGAAAATTGTTGGTCAACAGGTACAAAAACAGTTTGACTTCATGGAACAGGCCAGCGCCCGTTCAGGCATTGATTACAAATTTCAAATGAACATTGAGATGTTGGATGGCGGCAATGGTAGTTTTGAACCAAACATCCTTGAAAAATGGGAAACATATGGTTGCTATGTATCAGAAGTCAACTATGGTGAAGCCAACTATGGTTCCAATGAACCAATGACAGTGGCTCTTACTATCAAGTATGACAATGCTGTACAGTTTGCAGGTGGCACAGGCACAGGCACAGCACGAGGCATTGGTGCAGTTGTAGGCCGAAGTCTTGGCGAGGCTGTAACAGGCCGAGGCAGTTCGAACTAACATCAACAGCTGATCAAAAACCCGGATTAATCTCCGGGTTTTTTTACGGCTAAATAATTATATGTCAAATGTATTCACTCGATTTTTAAAAGGCGTAGGATCAGGTTTACTTACACCCAAAGGCGGCCTTGCGGATTTCCGTCATGCTAGTAAACTGTTTGTTGAAAACGGCTACCGACTCATGCCTCGCACCAAGTTCATGTTTTATGTGCGATTTGAAATTGATAAAACAGTGTTAACATCACCAGTATTCACCAACACCCATGCAGATGAAATTGGCTATCTTATTAAGAGTACCGACCTTCCCAAATACAAATTTGAAACAGTCACTAAAAATCAATACAACAGAAAGCATATAATTTATAAAAATTTCACCTATGAAGGTATTACCATGAAATTTCATGACGACAGTGCAGGGGTGATCAATGCATTGTGGGCATTATACATGGGAACCTATGTACAGGATCGATTCAATCCTGAGGCAGCGTTCAGCAAGACAAATCTTGCCGCTTCCGGAACTACATTTCAAGGCTTTAGATACAGTCTTGACAAGCAGGGGAAAACGGTGGACTTCTTTAAGTCTATTACCATATATACTATGAGTCGTCGTAGATTTCTAGGTTATACATTGATCAATCCTAAAATCACAAGTTGGCAACACGGCGATGCCGGATATAGTGCAAATGAATTCAATGAAACCACAATGAATATAGAATACGAATCCGTGGTGTACAGCTCAGGAAATGTTGCTAAAAATACTCCCAAGGGATTTGCCAATCTATATTACGATAGTGTGCCAAGTCCATTGACTGTGGCAGGCGGCGGGGTAGGAAACTTATTAGGTGAAGGCGGAGTCTTAGACGGACTCGAAAGTGTGTTTGGAGATGTCAGCAGTGGAGCTGCATTTGGCAGTGTGGGAGGATTCCTTGGCACAGCCATTGCCGCAGTGAATACTGCAAAAAATATTGGGAAACTATCCAAGTCAAGCCTGCGAGCAGAAGCCATAGGATTGTTGAGTAGCCCTGCTGCCATTGGGGGTATCATCAATACCATAGGCGGAACCCTGGGATCAGTGTTTCCAAAAAACAACGGCGGCAACGGTGGCACACAGGCCACGCAACGTTCAATTGCACCGCCAATTGAAGACCTAGGACAAAATTTCTAATATGACAACAAGTTTACCAAACCCGCTTCAACAAGATAGTGCCGCTGGAACAAAATTATTTTTTGATCGTTACGGTGAAAGAACTTTGGAATTCGGAGCCAATGAAGTAGGAGCTGCTATTGCTTTTTTCCAGAGTCGTGGATTTGAAAACGATGCCGCTCTTATCACCGCACAGGTTTTATTAAATCAGGCCAAACTTGACAACGTGCCAGTGTTCAAGATCAT